CCATAACGTGTCATGAATGATACGACTGGGTCGAATGTCGATGGGTCAAGAACAACACCACTGCTCATCAATGGAATGTATGGGCAATAGAACGCTGGAGCATCAGACTCGCTAGCACCTTTGTATCCGATTAGGATTGGTGAGCTGTCGTTTGCATAGCTGTTTACATAAACCTTCATAGCACCGTTCAATGTACCAACGAACTTAGTGTTTGTTGGAGCTTCGAAAGTACCTTCTGTTGTACGAGCAAATGCGCTAGTAGTAGCAGACTGAAGAATTGTCAAGGCAAATGGGCTAACAACGGCGTAGTTACCAGCACCACGACGTGTACGTTGAGCGATCAAGTTAGATACACGGTTGATCTGAACAGCTAAAGCAGCATGCTCGTCACCAACGAATGTAGCTGTACCGCTAACGTTTGCTTGGTCATAAGTTTGTGTCTCAGTACCAGCAAGACTTAACAAGCTAGCAATGATTTCTTGGTCGATTTCAGCAGTAATTTCTTGTGCCAAAGCTGCCATGATTTCTGCTTCAACGTCAATACCTTGTTGGGCTTGTGCGTCTTGAGCAGCTTCAAACGTCCAGCGAGCAGACAATTTACGTGTCTTAGCTTCAACTGTCTGTTTCAAGATTTGAATAGACATACGCTTACCAGCAGCACCTTCAAGAGTAGCTGTACTAGCTGCTTTTGGATTTGAACCATTGTCATTTCCAGAATAAGCTTCAGCAATCTTGAACGGGCTTAGTGCCTCTTCACCAGCTACAGTCGCATCGCTGTTGTCAGCGTAACGAACACGTAGAGTGTGAATTTGGCCAACTGGGCCTGTCATTGGTTGTACACCAACTAACTCGTTAGCAATAACGGTTGGCATAACACGACGGATAACCGGTAAAATAACGCGGTTTAAAGTTGCAACGTTTCCAGCAGAAGTAGCACCAGCAGTTGGGGATTCCATCAAATACTTGCGAGTATTTTCTAGGGTAACACCCATTACTGATTTTTTAGTGCCTTGTAAGCCTTCTAATAGGGCTTCCTTAGTCTCTGCCCAACGTCCGTTTAATAATTCAGACATTTAATTCTCCTTAAATTTTTAGTCCAGCAAGACGGCGGATGTCTACAATATTGCTAGACTCGCTGTCAACGCTACGGTTGGTGGTGGTAATTTCTTTATTACCGGTAACTTCTTTTGCCTCTACTAGTGCCTGTTTCTTCTGCGGAGCCTTACCATTCAATACTGATGGCAAGTACTTTTCAAAACTTTCGTTTAGACGTTCTGTTTTCACAGACTCCATTAATTCGCCCATAATTGATTTTTGCTCGCCGTTAAGCGGAGCAAGTAATTCATTCATGATTGCTTTTCTTTCTTGACTCTCTTTAAGAGCACGTACTTCTGCTTCTTTACTTTCTAGGATTTGTTCAGCCTTAACAACTGCGTTAGCAGCTTCTTTAATGGCCAAATCTTTCATGTCTATGACTTTGAGTAATTTTGCAGTTTCCGATTTTTCATTTAGATAACTTGCTTGATATTCTGCGCTGAAAGCTTCAAATAACTTGCGACCGAAATCTGCACGACGAGCTGCTTCGATGTCTTCTTTCAATGCTGTAATTTCAGAACGTAGGCTCTGACTTACAACACCTTCAACCATCTGGGAAGCACGTTGTACAAACGTCTCTTTTACCTTCTTGATTTCTTCACGACCTTCACGGATCAAGCGAACTTTCGTTTCAGCTAAATCCTGTTTATCTTTGTAAAACTCTGCGATTTCTTGAGCAAGAGCTTCTACAACGAAAGATTCTAAAAGACCGAACTTGCTTGCCATTTCGACTTGGTCTTCGTGTAATTCACGAACTTCAGCAGCTAGTTGGCGTGTGACGAATTCCTTCATCATGCCAGCATTTTGCTTCATAGCAGTAGCATACTTGACTTTCATCTCTGCTAGTTGCTTACGGTCATCGGCAAACTCGACTAGTTCGCTGGAAAGCTGCTCGGAGATCATACGATCTACAGCATCAATCATTGCGTTCTTGTCGTGTTCATACTTTTGTGCGAATTCTTCGCGTAGTTGAGTTGCTACTTGTTCACGGTTCTCGTTGATACGAGCTTCCCAAGCAGCCTCAATTGACTCTTTGATCTCTTCAGAAACCACGTTGTTTTCAAATAATTGTTTTAATGCATCCAACATGTGATTCTCCTTGTTATTGGAGTTTGCTTATTATATTTAATAAGCTCTCTTTGAGATATTTTTGTGCTTTAGGATCTCCCTTCACCTCTTGAGCTATGCGCAAGGCACTTAATCCGCCCTTATTATTCATAAGGTGTTCATAAATTGGTGTAGGATATGCTCCAGGAGCACTAGGTTGAGCTACCATATCTACTGTGATAATCTCAAAATCTGATACTTCACCGGATCCGTCATCTTTGACGTTTCCGGATCCGCGTGAACTGACACCCAACTTGACTCCTGACTCTAACATAGTACGAATCAATTGTCCCATCGGGGTTGGCAAAACTTTCAATTTGCCATAACCATTAGGACCGTCCATCCACATATTAACTATCATGTGGGACACACGGTCCAGGTTAATTTTTAGATCATCTGGATGATCCACTTCTCCGAGAACTGAATAGCCGTTTTGAATCTGATCGTTTAAGGTTTTGACAGCCTTGCCAATCTCGTTTACAGGATACACACGCTGGTTAGCGTTACGAATACCGCCCTGGATGCAAATCCCGGACATGTATAAGTTTTTTCCTTCTTTGTCATCAGATTCAACGACCATCTTTGCTTCGTTGAAACTGAGATTCTCTCGGAGGTATAAAGACATATGCTTGATAGTCTCTGTGATTACTTCTTAATAGCTTTCAACAAACTTTGTTTGTTGTCAGCTTTTTCAGCAGCGCCTTTCTTCTCTGCACCGTGGCCAGGTTCTTTCTTTGTGAAAGCTGTCTTGCCAGACTTGGAGTCAACGCGATTATGGATTGTACCTAAACCGCTTGTTAAGTCGCCTGTTTTAGGACTAGCTAAACCACCTTCTGTACCGCCTTTAGTTGTGCTAAAGTTTTGTGCGATGTTACCAGCTGTGCCGCCCATGTCGTTTGTAACTGTTCCGTCTAATGTGCTTTTAACGTTATCGCCGTTATTGCCCATTTTGCCGAATGTGTTGTATGTCTTGCCACCAACTTGGTTAACGTATTCCATTAAACCAGCTAGTTCGTCTTCTTCGCCCATGCCCATTTTCATTTCTGGCTCAGCGCCCATGTCATCCATGCCGCCCATGTCATCCATGCCGCCCATGTCATCCATGCCGCCCATGTCATCCATGTTCTCGTCGCCTTCTTCGCCAGCCATTAACTGTTCGAATTCAGCTTTTAATTCTTCTAGTGCGTCTTCTAAGTCAAGGATACGATCAGATTGTTCTGCGTCATCCATCTCGCCATCACTTTCTTCGCCGCCTTCTTCGTCGCCGAATGGGTTCTCTTCACCTTCTTCGTCGCCTTCTTCTTCGGGTCCTTCTTCTGAACCTTCTTCCTCTTCGCCTTCTTCTTCAGCGGCTGGGAAAGCTTCTTCGACTTCTTCTTCTTCAAAGTCTTCTGCTAGTAATTCTTCGTAAATTTCGCGAGACTTAGCTACCACAATATTGTGGAAAATCTCTTTAGCTGCATCTTGATCTTCGTTGATCAAGGCATTTAACATTGCTTCAAATTGAGCGCGGTCAGTCATGTTTGTTTCTCCTGTAGATTAATAATTGATACAAGGCTGTAGTATATTTACACAATCGATTAAAATATGCGTAGATATGCCGTAAAAATAGGCAATTTTTTGCCTATTTTCATTATGCAGCTGGTTGTGCTGGTGGAGTATACATCGAATGTATAAACTCTAATTCGTTTTCTTGTTCTAAAATATGTGCTTCACTACTTTTACGTAGCTCGTTAATTTGTCTTAATGTTAATCTTGTCGTGCGAGTATCCGACCTGTGAACTACAGATGAGTCACGATCAGGACTATATCGCAAGTCGTTTGCAATATGCCTTGTGTCAGGATCAATATAAAACAATTCTCTTAAAATCATATGGTATTTATACAGTTTGGGTCATTGGCCCAGGTGCCACTGGTGGAGCCTGTCCTGGTAATCCACTCTCGCCTTCTGTTTCTCCAGCTAAATCTTCTGGAGGTGTCATGTCTGCGGCTGCACCAAGATCACCTTCCATACCGCCAGCACTTAGTCCTGCACTGCGTAATTCGCCGGCTGCATCAGTATTTGTTGGACTACCTTTACCTGCTTCCTCAGCCCATAGACGTTCGTTTTCTGCTACTTCGTCGTCTGTTAATCCTAAGAAACGTTTTAATGCAAAACGTTTTGACATGAATGGCACTGCTTGAATAGTGTTGAACGTATTGATGCGCTCAGTGTCTAGCGATGCTTGACGGCTACTTGCAAAGTTCATTGGAGGATTGAACTTAACTTCAAACAATCCTGGATCAATATTCATGCCTTTGTAATACATGTATCGTTTAAATTCAGTGTCAAACACACTGACAATCAAGTTTTGTAAGCGTTCGCAATACTTGTTGAAACGCAATTCTTGAATATACGCGGTGCCTACACGGCCATCGTTAAAACTTGCTTGGCCATCATCTGCACCTGTGGGCAAATAGCTACTTGGAATACGTAATCCGCGGAATAACTTGTTAGTAAAATACTTTAAGTCATCGATTTCGCCCAAGTTAGTGCCGCCTGGTAGTGTATCTACTTTACTACCACGTCCTTCTGCTGTTACCGGGAAGAAATAGTCTTCGTTAATGCTTAATGGATTATAAGCACTGTCAATAACGTTCTGGCCGCCGCCACTTTGACTTGGAATACGTCGTTGATGTATTTCATTTTTAACACGTTCAACGAATGCCATGGCCAAGTGACTGGGCATATTACCTACGTCGATGTGAAATACTCTGCGTTCAGGAGCACGTTGTATACGATAGATAAGAATAGCAT